CTTCACCACAGATACGCCATCCACGATTATATGGAAGACAGTAAATGCTATTTCTGATTCCACGGCATCTGCTACAACTCGTATAAATCAGCCTCTATGGCACCCAAACATCAATAATGTTATTCCCGGTACACTCTCAACTCCATACTCAAATGCAACAGAGTTTAAGCTGTGGCAGAACGATTACAACTTTGATGAGTTTCGAATAGATACGACTACACTGGAGTTTCCATCATCGAGCGTTAACTGGGAGTATGACTGTGCGCGACCGGGTGAGACTATTCCACCTGATCCATTCACACTTGAGTTCAGCGAAACGGATGGATATAAGTCGTTGAATATGTCAACGAACACGATTGATCCAAATGGAAGAATGACCATCCTGAAGGACAAGACAGGATCATTTCTACTCCGAGGAACACTCTCAACTTCCTCTCCTGATCTCTCTCCAATCGTAAACTTGGAGCGAATGAGCTTGACGATCTTTAAGAATATCGTCAACAATGGTGGACTTCACGCTAACACATGGCCATACAGCCGCAAGTATCGTGACGGAACAGTCGTGGGTGGTGGATTCTACATTGAGAGTGGTGGACTTGGCTACGCAAATACCGATACGCTCGTGATCACTACGGGATCGGGTAAGGTCGGAGCGGGTGCTGCTGGAAATCCAGTCACCAACTCTACTGGTGGTATTATCGGATTCAACCTAACGAATCAAGGGCAAACATATCTGACTGCACCAACCATCTCGGTGACAGGGTCCACACCGACGACTGGAGCAGTAATCTCCTACATAGGTGAAGATGATCCGAAGCATCCGGGTAACTTCCAAGCTCGCTATGTGTCGAAGCGCGTGCGATTGAAGCAAGGAGTTGAATCAAGAGATATTCGTGTGATTCTTTCTGCTTCTGTCCCTGAGACAGCAAGGGTTCATGTTTTTGCCAAAGTGCGATCTTCGATGGACCCCGGAGATTTTGATGACAAGCCATGGCAGCTTCTTGGTCAATCAACATCAGATGCTTCTCAGATTTCAGGTGACAAGGGATTGAGACGGGAATTGGTATTCCGAGGAACAGGAGAGGACGACACATTTCCATTTGCATATACCTCTGTATCTGATGACTCAGAATCAGGACAAGGAGAACGATATATGTCATTCAACGAGTTCGCAATCAAGATTTTAATGCAGACAAGCGATTCTACTCGCGTCCCGATTATCTATGATATGCGCGCTATTGCGGTGGAATAAAATGAGCAAAATAAATTCAGAGTATGTAAAGACCGATCAACTTGGATGGGTTCGTGATCTGCAAAGCGGTGCTATTATTTGTGTAGATGAAAACGCGAAAAAGCAACACGAAGAAGAAGTTGCTAGACAGCGAGTCAAAAAAGAAGAGCTAAATAGTATGAAAAATGAGTTATCTATGCTCAAAGAACTCGTACAAAAGCTAATCGAGGATAAGTAATGCCAGTCAATACGATACAAGTTCAGAAGCTCCTTGGAAAACATACATTTCAACAGCTCAGAGTAACTGTTAATGAGTTGATTGATGTTGTAAATGGTCTTCCATCTACTGTGCGAGGAGACATTACCCGTCAAGGCGGAGTAATCGACGGCAACTCTTCTGGTATTATTCCTACTTTTGATCCAGGCGCACTCTACATTTTAAGCACGGCAGGATTAGGTGTTGGTAGCTTTCTTGGTGCTAACGATCCGAATATAAACGGACACATTCATGTTTATAATAACTCTGGAAACGCGAAGTTAAATCTCTCTCAAAATACAGCTTCAGGTATATCTTACGTTTCATTTCAAGCATCAAACACAGCATCATATCCTCAAGCAAATAATTTCGGATTCCTATCCGTCACATCAAATACCACATCTCGCTTTGGTATGATTACGCTGGGAACGGCGTACACAGATTATGAGATTGATCATATTTACGCTTCAGAATCATGGGGATGGGGAAATACAGTCGATACATCATCGGCCACTCGATTTACCTTGACCTCAGGTGAAAACTCAGCCGTCGATGACAGTGGAGAAATCTCAGGTATCGCGCCGCATGGTGGACCAACTGCACATCTAGCCGCACAGCTTCGCATTGATCGTGCTGTTAATCACGACCCACAGACATCCAACACCGCTCCTCTTCTCTCCGTTCGTGGATATACTGATGCGTATGGTGGAGTCGGAGTCAATGATACCCCTCCCGTTCGCATTCTCATTGGCGATCGAACGCTGACCGCAGCACGAAAGGCAAACACCTATGCTGCTCTGGACTTCGCAGCGAATGGTGCTGATACCACAACAGAAGATTCTGTTGGTGCGCGCATTTCCGCAGAAATCAATCGAGAGGATGATGACAATCTTGCTCGATCCGTTTCATCGTCGCTTGAGTTCTCTGTTCGGAGCGGAGCAGGCCTGCTAGAGAAGGTGATGAAGGTTATTCCGGGTGGTGACATCACAGGAACAGCCGCCCAAGGCGCTGTGCTGATTTCCAATACTCACTATCTTGATCTATCTACCTCTAGAGGTGCTGCTCCTAATTGGACCATTCTTGATGGAAACATGCAATGGTCACAACTTCTCATTCAGCACACATTTGAAACAGGCTCCAACTACGGTGGATTGATGATTCGTGGTGATGATACGCCTGGCGGAGAAAAGACTCGGTCACGCCCAGTCTTTAAGATGGAAAATCCACAAGCAACTTACACTGCTGGTAGAAAGTTTGCGTGGGATGTTTACGATACCAATTCAGGTCAATCCAGAGTGCGGTTGACGCAATTTATTGATGATAGTTGGACAGGGCAGGCTAATAATATCTTTAGTATTGCCCCCACTGATGCGACAACATATTTCATCTTCGGTTCTGCAAACGCAGGAGCCTCTGCTGGCCAAGGCGCGTCGAGTGGTACAACCTTCTTGATGGATGGTGGGTACAGCACAGGCGAAGGTGCTGAGATTTGGATGGGATCAAACCGTGCGCGGTTCTATGAAGATCCGACTGGTCGTCCCGATACATGGATCATTGATAACAATGCCTCTACTCAGTTCCGCATTTTCCCACGAAACTCTCTTGGATACGATGGAGACACAAACTACAAAACATTCACAAACGCTGGGTTGTTTGCTTACAAGAGCAGTAGTGCAAACACATATTGGGGATTCGGAACAAATGTTCCCCAATATGCTATTCACGTTGATCGCGAGCGTGAAGATGCTACCGTTTGGGTTGAGAGTGAATACGGAGCAACTGCACCCAAGGACGATACACGAGCCAGAGTCATTGTAACTGGTGCTGGAAACGATTTCGCTGTCACCCAGGCCATTAACCCAAACAGAACATATCCCACCGGAGGGTTTGCAAATCTGAAAGATGGAAAAGTACCATTCATCTCGTATCAGACCAATCTTGCAGCCGGTAGCATAGGAACATCAGCTCGATATATCCACAATCAGAACTGGAATGTGAATGGTATCGGAACAGGCATTAGTTTCCGCATTGATGCTCAGCAGGGAACCGGAGACGGAAATGCTGTAACAGACCATAATGACGGTTGGGCCTACGATATGGGATATATCGGCGTCCGAACGGGAGAAGGTGGTGCGCTTCCGGGTTTCGGGGCACGCTCGTTCCTAATCGGAAATACCCAAGACAATCGAACCGGCTTTGGATCACTTACCATTTCTCTCCGTGACCGTGCCCGGTATAACGCCAGCAAACAAATCCTTCATGTTACAGCAGAAGGTCATCTGGGGCTGGGTAATCCTGCGTTTGGTGCGACGGGTGGAAACCAGAATAAGGATTCCATCAGCATCATCAATCCATCATGGTCGTTGGACATCACCAAGCACAGACAGCCCGGAGATACAACTGCCAACACAATGATTGCAATGAGCCTTCACGATGTGGGACACAGTAATGGTAACGCCGGGAACCGAACATGGCTCTTCGGTATCAACAACGATTTCAAGGGAGTCGGAAAGTCAACTGATCCTTTCGTGTTTACGGGCATCCAGGGCCGAACGCTGGGTAATCCTCTCGGAACGCACACGCAAAAGACCACCAACATGCAAGATGGTATTCTTGCTATGGAAATGCGTGATGACAAGATGCACATGCAAATTTTCCAGATTGGTCTTCGACCAGAACATAACACACTGACCGTCTATACACCAGCAAACACCACATCAACAAACTGGGGCGGAAGCTATGCTGGGCGTGTTGGTATCGGAAACACATTCCCCGGATACACACTGACAGTCAATGGCTACAATGCTGATTCAAGCGGTGTTGCTGTGTATGGTGCGGAAGCTGGTGTTCGTTTGATTGACCCATCACCAACTCATGCAGCATACACATGGTCGTCGGCGGACGGGGACGAGGCACTTACAGATCCAGGCGGCGCGGCCGGTGGAAGCGTCGTACCAGAACGAACATATCACATTGGGTCCAGACATGGATCGTTGAGCATTGCTCAAAATCTCGGACCAAACGATACAAATATTCACAACACAAGCAAGAATATTACAGTTAGTGTTCTCGCAAACACGTCATTGTATTCTCCCACATCCAGTCACGCCAGCCTAGATAAAAGAATATACATTCCAGAAAATCTTGGAGAAGATTGGTATTCTGGTGGATCAGTTGGTATTAACGCAAACAGTCACCCACTCGCTGCTGGATTGTATGTAACCGACGTTCCTGCGGGTGATCGTGATGGTCGAAGAAGAATATTTACTCAAAAAGCTGTTATTCAACTTGGCGCGACAGCGGCGTCGGACGAGAACTACGGTCACTATCCCACCAATGTCGTTCTTGGATTGCGACCTATTCCAAACGCAAACGGAGCGTTCAAACCCATCAGTGTTGTTGCGGGATCAACATCAAATCTCTCCAATCAATCTTCAGTTGGAAATGGTAACATAATGAAGAGAACAGAGGGTCTTCGACGATTCTCTGAGGGATGGATTGATGGTGCTGGAACTGGCCCTTCGGCTGCTACACTCTCGAACTGGAATAACTTGGGATGGTTCGATGGAATCAGCGTAGACAATAGTTTTGCTATTCCTGCTCCGGGTATAGGTAGCGAGTTCTTTGGAACGAGTGCCATGGCAGATGATACCTTCATGGGTCAACAATCAATGAAGGTGTGGTGGGAACGAAGACCACAGCGTGACAACGACAAAGCAAATTATCAGAATCAGGAATACACCGAATCTCACCTCTTTGGATCGTCCAATAATCATGTGATGACCATTCACGCGAACACTACATATCAGGGTGTTCACGTCGAGAAGGGTGGTATCTACGCAAATAACTCGGTTATCGCATGGGCTCGACTTCTTCCAAGAGGTATCAATCAAAATCCCATTGTCGCAGCAGACACGACAGAAACAGGATATGCTTCGCCTCCTACTTTTGCTTGGGATGGGCACAATATTCAATCAGTCACAAAGGTCGGAATTGGAAGATTCCAAATTCAACTTCCCGCAGGATTTCAAAATGGAAATAACTATTCTTTGATCGTGACAGGAACAAGCAATCTGTATCTTGCGGGTTTATTTGAACAAGACCTTAATGACGGCGCCGTGTCTGCGGGTGAATTGGATACTGTTTTGACGCGCCGCCGACAATTTGAGGCATCTGGTACTGGAACAAGCCCAGGTCAAATTATAGGTCTACAAGGATCAGGTTCAACAAACGATGGTCTAGTTGATTATGGAGCATTATCAACACATCATGTTCGTGTTGCAAACAGCACTTACATTCAAATAGAATCAAGAACACCAATAACAGATTGGTATAGGGCAGAAGGCTCAGGTAAAGTAACTAGAAACTCATCTTCCACCGCTTTAATTGATGAAGATGAAGTCTATGTTGTGGTCATAGGCGCAGTTGATCCAGCGAAGTTTAGAGGATAAATGATGGAAACGAAAGAATATGTGATTGTCAAAGAAACTTTCACGGGTGGTCCGCTCACATTCACCAAACTCCGAATGGGTAGTTCGCGAGAAGAATATGACAAAAAGGCGGATGAGCTGAATGGAGTTGTTGTGTGCGAAGATGATCTACCAGAATACACAGATCCAACCGATCTTAGACTTCAGAAGGGAAAGATCGTCGTTGATGTGCTACCAAAAGCTAATCGAATTATGAATCGACTTCGGTCGATTAGAAACCAAAAGCTCGCGGAGCTAGATTTAATTTCTATGCGAGCAATAGAAGATGGTGATATGGACAAGCTCAAGAAGATCAAGGAGAAGAAAGATGAGCTTCGCGATCTTCCGCAGGTTGTCGGAGAAAAGCTCCAAAAGATCATTGACGCTCCCAAAAAAAAGTATGAAACCAAGCTCAAGGATATTTCTAAAATCAAAATTCAGATTAAGGATTTAGAAAACTAATGTCATACGAACACAACCTATTCATTTCGCAAGGAACAGACTTTACAGCGAATGTTGTATTCTATACATCAAACACATCAGGTCGTTATCCGGTTGATACTTCAAATTACTCGTTTAAGAGAGGTTATATGCGTAAGTGTGTAGGCTCCACTACATATACACCACTCACAATAAGTTTACCACAAGACGGAGCAGCAAACGGAATTGTAACTATATCATTAGATAATGTTACAACTGCATCACTCGAAGATGGTAGATACCTATATGATGTTGAAGCGACGACAATCTCTGGATTAGTTCATCAAGTAGTTCGAGGAACCATTACTGTTCATCGAAGCATGACAGTAGACTAGGAGAAGTAAATGGCAGTTCCAAATAGCAGGGACAGTCTAATCGAATATGCGCTCCGGCGTCTCGGAAAACCTGTCATCGAAATCAATGTAGATTGCGAGCAGTTAGAGGATCGCCTGGATGAAGCTCTGAAGATGTGGCAAGAGTTTCATATGGACGCTACCGAAAAGGTATATGAACCGTATCAGATAACGGCAGACGACATCACTAATAAGTATATCACTTTTGATTCAGATACATATACAAATATCACGCAAGTTCTACCAGAGAATAATGTGGGTGGATCTGGTATGTTCAATCTTGAGTATCAGCTTCGACTTCAAGATTATACAGCATTTGGATCAGCGACATGGGGAGATAATATCACAGGCTATAAAATGTATCATCAACATCTCTCCTTACTTCAGGAAGTATTAGTCGGTGTTGCTCCTATTCGATTTACTCGGCACATGAACAAATTGAATATCGACTGGGATTGGGAAACAGATGTTAGTGTCGGTGATTATATTGTTGTTGAGGCGTTCAAGATTGTTGATCCAACTAGCTATACAAAAGTCTACGGTGATCTGTGGCTGAAAGAATATGTGACAGAGTTGGTGCGAGAGCAGTGGGGGCAAAATCTATCCAAATTCGCTGGTATTCAGCTTCCGGGTGGTGTCACTCTGGACGGACCTGCAATCAAGCAAGAAGCTCAACAGAACCTTGAACGTCTGCGACAAGAACTGAAAGACTCATACACCCTGCCTACTGACTTTTACATGGGGTGATTAGATGCCTAAAAACCACTACTTCGGATATAATATCCCATCAGAGCAAAAGCTCATCGAGGATCTGGTTGTAGAAGCTATTAGCATCTACGGAGTTCCTGCTTATTGGCTTCCGCGCAAGGGAACAGAGGATAGTATCTACGGAGAAAGCACGGATCGCTACTTTGATGAAGCGTATGTGTTGCCGTTCTATGTCGCGACTGCTGAAGGATGGGGCGGTGAGCGAGACATTATCACTCGCTTTGGTCTTGAAATTCGCGAGACGTTGACACTTAATCTTGCCATTCGTGATTTTGATAATCTTCTCTCCGAGCAAGTTCATCTAGGTGCAACCCGCTCGCGCCCAAAAGAGGGGGACTTAATCTATTTTGATTTGACTGTTCCAAATACAGCAGCTCAACGTCAAGGCACATTCATGGAAATCAACTTTGTTGAGCATGAAAGTATCTTCTATCAGGTGGGAAATTTACAGATGTATGAAATCCGCTGCGAAGACTTCCGCTACGCACAGGAGACGTTCAGCACAGGTATTGTAAATATCGACCAGAGCTTCAATGAGAACACAAGCGGAGTTAACTTCACAGGAAACACAATGCCAGACAACAGCATTGCCGATAATCAGACTCTTGAGACTGATGGTCTGGGCGTATTGGATCTAAGTGAAGATAGCCCATTTGGAGATTATAGCTAATGCTGGGTACACCTTTTAATCACGACATCATTCGGAAATGTGTTATAGCCTTCGGGACACTTTTCAATAACATCAAGATCCAGAGATCGAATGGAACGTGGATCTCTGTGCCTATTACATACTCCAGCAAAGAAAAGTGGTATGCTCGTCTAACTGATCCCGATCTTGCACAGCAGATTATGACATCTCTTCCCCGTATTAGTTATGATTTGGTAGCTATAAATTACGCGTCCGAGCGCAAGCTAGGCACAATGAACAAATATTCCTCAATCAATACAAGTGATGAAACTGGTAACACAAAGCGAATGATGTATGAAGGTGTGCCATATGATCTAAATTTTGAACTTGCTATGTATGGTAGAAACGCAGCAGATTGTTCTAAGATTATTGAACAGATTCTTCCGTTCTTCACACCAGAGTTCACGCTTACGCTTAACAATGTAACAGAGCATGAGATAGATGTTGACATTCCCATTCGACTCGACTCAATTAGCAGAGAAGACGCATATGACGGTGACTTTGAAAGTGGAAGAACATTGATCTGGACTTTGACATTTACGATGAAGACCATGCTGTTTGGTCCCGTATCAACACCAAAGATCATCAAGAAAGCCTATGTAGATTTCTTCATTCCCGACAGCTTCACTCGTTATCATAGCGGTACTCTTGCTCAAGCATCAGCAAACGGAACGCATCTATTTCTTCAGGCAAATACATCTGCGCGAACCGATGATGTATATTCTGGTTCAGGATATATCACAATCACCGGAGAGGGATCTGGCACCACAGGTATCACAGGAAATACCAGAGTGATCACATCTCATAATGGATCAGATCAAGTGATTGTTGTTAATCCAGCCTTCCTTGATATTCCGGGTGCGAACTGGACATATCGTATTCAGTATAGAGGAACAAGAGAGCAAGGAATTGATCCAGATCAGATCGCAGGTGTGCCGACTGCTTCACGACTATATTTCCAACCCGGATTGACAGCAGCAGGAAATCCAACTTCAGACATCGCTCTATCTGTACCACTAAGTAGTATTGATATTGATGATGATTGGGGATATGCTGCGAACAACACTCTACCAACAGAGGGAACTCGTCGCAATCTCGTAACAGGTGTTGATGAGGATCTGTAATGGAAAATGAAGAAACACACATACCAGTAGTGGTCGAAAGTGAAGAAACCGACCCTGCGATGGATAGCATTTTGAGCGCGCTTGATATTCCGCGTGACACATACAAAGACTACAACAAAGTGCGAGATGCTCTTGTGACTGCTTTGGAGTCTGGTCGTATTGCTACTGCTGACGCGTTGACGCTTGCTCAAGCGATGGATCATCCACGAGCATACGAGGTGTTTGCTACGGTAATGAAGTCTACTGCTGAAGTCGCAGAGAAACTAATGGATCATCAGACGAAGATCAGAGAGTTGACTGGTCAGAAAAACGAAGCACCCAAAACCCAAACGACCAATAATATATTATTTACTGGTTCTACAAAGCAGCTTCAACAGCTTCTCAAGGGAAAGATGGACGAGATTGATGTAACATCTGAGGTCGAAACTGATGAGTAGGAATAATGCCCATAACAAACTTTCGATTTGTTCAACCATATTCGGAAAATGCGCCTGATCCAACTTACCATGAGTGGCAACAAATAATAGAGGATGTTAGTGGAAATCCAGACTTAAACAATCCGTTAGAAGCATACGAAACGGCATCTAATGTCTGGTTAGATTGCACAGAGGATCAACTCGTTGAAATAGAATATATGTGTCAGGAGTCATTGACTGTTATTGACAATCTCACAAGTATTTTCATACCACCAACGCAAAATGAGATACTTTTGTGTATAGCAGATAACGCGAGCAGATGTTTTGGTATTGATGTGTTTCATCCAGAACCGAATGGGTGGATAATGGTGCGTGCATGTGAAGGCACGTCATGTTCAAGTTGGACAACGACATCCATTCCTG